CTAAGATAGGTATAGAGTTTAGACCAGTACGTGCATCAGCTTCACCATTAATAACCAAAGTAGACTTGCGATGGTCATTCATAAACTCACCAATTACACTAGATTGGGTCTGAGCCGGAGCTTTAATCTCAGTGCGCATTACCTTTAGTTCTTTAATAATCCAGTCGTATACACGCTTAACGTCAAAATCAATGATGCCTAAGTCTTTAGCAATCAAAGCACCAGCAATGTTACAAGCTACCGCACCCGACCAAAAGCGCTCACGGCTAGTAAAACTAACTGCTTTGTCAATCTTCTGCTGTACTTGCATAACTAAACTAATTGCATCTTCTAAGTTTCCTACTAGGTATTCAGCGTATTGCACACCCGCATGCCCATAGTGTGAGTACAACGGTGTAAATATAACGTCGGCTTCTTCCTTAGATAAAAGGTCTGTAACTTCAATACGGTACTCAATTAGACGCATAAACTCACCGTCAGGAGTAGCTTTTAGTGCTGTTAGTTTGTCGTAAAAAGAAGCATTAGATGAACATAGAGCAATAGTTGCCCACTTAGTAGCATTGTGTCGCTCTTCGTTTGTATGGTTCATCATACGGTTTTTACCACGTCCTTGGGATATGCTATATACCAAATCAGAGAAGTGGTCGCCTGACATCTTAGTAATTTCATCAATCGTAACTGGCAAATTATTCATAACGCCGAGTCGGTGAATCATAGCGTTCTGCGTATCTTTCCACTGAAGCATTAGTTCTTCGGGATGACCCCATACGCTGTTGCACATCTTTAATACAGTAGACTTACCTGTGCCTGATGTATTGTTAATTAAGTTAATAATGGCACCCTTAAGGTTCAAGTGCTTTAGTAGCGGTGCACCAAAAGCTGTAAAGAAACCGAATGCGTGTGGCTCAAACTGCGGTTGGTCATAGGTTTTAATTATTGATTTCCATTCGTCATAGTCGCCAGTAGGAGCCATATAAGCAGCCAAATTACCAGTTGTACTAGAAGGAGGACTGTAGTTGGTCCCACTTGCGCTAATTTCTTTTTCACCCAAGATAAATTCATCATTGTTTTCTGTCCATCCAAATTGTGTTCTCATAATTTCCACCTGTGATTTATGTTGTAACTCTTTTACAAAAGCAATTAAGTAATTCATGATGGCGTCCATCTGCTTTTTAGCAGCAACTACACCATGCCATGCAAGCTTGTCTCTTAGCTTGTCAAATGTTAAAGCATCTGTTTGAGGCATAGAGAACTCACGCACTCCGTCTCTAGGTAGATGCAACCTAATCCATACAGCGTCACCCTTAATAGGGTCTTTTAGGCGCTTTACTACATACAAGTCATGCTCATAAATGTTTACTACTTTTTCTTCGTCTTCATCGTCGTCACCCTTTGTCTTAAGAGACGCATAGATGCCCCCAGTCTTGCCCCTGAAATACGGATACGGGAATTCAGGAACAATGTATTTCTCCTGCTTACCTTCGGGCGTTTTTTCGATAATCGGAGCATCCGGTTCGGCAGCGACAATTTCATTGCCAAGTAATATCGGTGACGAAATCTTCCCCTTATTCGGGCAAGCGTTACAACCGTCCGGGTTAAATTTAACGAAGGTCTCACAGGTGTACGGACCCTTAATCTGAGCCGCTTTTCTCTGCGTTTCATCAGGTGAGTACGATGGATGTAAATTAGAAATTTTATGGATGGCTTCATCTTTATCTACGCAGTGTGCTGCTATTGACAGGCCTGCTCTCCAAAGTGGTTCTTCAATAGTGTCTTGGTTAAGAGCAATATGCTCTAACTGTGCACACCCCTTACCATCCATAGTCTTAAGCATGATGGTTTGAAATCTACTTTGACGGTTGCCCATCATAGCCTTAGTCATTTCATTTAACTGACGTGGTATATAGTCAGGCGCTACTAGTACGCCTAACGCACTACGCAATACTTCGTACGAAGATTCGTCTGCTATGTGTAATATTTCTACAGGTAGCGGTGGGTCTTGTTTAAAGTTAAGCGTCTCGGGTACACGTAGGATAGACGCACTCTCAGCGGTACGGCTTGGGTCTGCTTCAAAATCATGTTCTTCACACAATGCCTTTAACCTGTCGGCAACACTCTTCCACTCCATACGAGTAACCGTAGAGTCTAAACGCCAGTACGCATGTATACCACGACCTGAATTAACTATAGTAGGTAAAGGCCAATTAATAGTTTTAGTAAATGTTTTAAGCGCAGCGAGTCCTTCAGCTTGTGTAGCATAAGGCTTTCCTACTCCGCAATCTACGTCAATCCAAAACGTCTTGAAGTATGTACTGTTCTTTTGTACACGTCCTTCGGTATTATTTTCATACTTAGCACATGCAAAATAAACGTCATACTGCTTTTGCAATAGGTCCTCAATAGTTTCCGCAGCTTCTTCAATGGTCTCCATGAAGACTTGCCTTGGATGTCCTTCTTGTTTTAAACCGACAATGCAATACCACCCCTCTTTGGGTAGCACTGCTGTCAGTAAATCTGTTGTAGCCATTGTCGCCTCTGTCCGCAATAAAGATGGGGTAGCATGGGGTGCGGCAAATCCCCTATTCGTTCCGTCAAACTAGCTACCCCCGTAAACCTAAATGCTAAACCTAGCCTTCTTTAGCATCGCTGCAATCTGTTCGGCTTTCGTTCGGTGTGGTTCTGAAATGCCAGTAAACCAGGAATACACAGCCATACGAGAGACATCAAAACTGTCTGCAATATCAGCGACTGGTATGTCCTTAGCGATGCAGTACCTGCCAAGAGCGACCCCAATTTTTCTAGAGTCGGCAGCTTGGTTGGCTTTCACTAAACGAAGGCTATAGCCTCTTAGACTCATTCGTCGTCAGTAGACCAGCCGCTCATAACAGACTTAAGGTCCCGCTTAGCAACTGGCTCAGCCTTTTTGTCTTCACGTTTCTTTGGCTCTTCTACTTCCTCAACAACTTTTGGCGCAGCTTTTGGTGCTTCTAGTTTTAGTTTAACGCCATCTGTTTGAGACACGGTCATCTGAATAGCGTTCTTAGCAGCAGGTGTATCGCCTTGACGCTTAGCTGCTTCCCACTCTTCACGAGATAAGAACTTCAATGGCTTAAAGAATAACTTAGCTGTATCACTGTTCTCATCAAAACGCATCTGAGTAATTAAAGTGTTTAGGTTATAACCTTGTGCGCCGACATACTTAGCGTACTGCTCAAACGGCATGTGCTCCAAATCACCTTTACCAAAAATAGACTTAGATGCTAACTGTAACTGATACACATCTCCGTTAACGTCATTAGCCATAGACACAGCTAAGCGACGGAAGTGACGGCAAGCACGTGACTCACCTTGACCTGAACCTTTAATGTTCTGTGGGCACTCTCCGCAGTTATGATGCTGAGCTTCTTTAACACCCTTATCAGGCGCAATACCGTCGTTAGACCAGCAGTCTGGAGGAGTAGCGTCGGCTTTAGGGTTATATGCAGAGCCGTAAAACTGGCGTGATACTTCTTTAGCTGCATTAACAATAACTACTTCTAACTCTTCGTTCTTGCTTGTCATTACTTCTTCACCGTTTACAACCATACGGAACTTACCACCACGTAATGAGATACGCTTACTGCCGCCACCGCCACCCGCAAGGGCTCTAGTAACGTCATCTAGTTGTACATCTTTTAGGTAATCGGGTAAATTATTATTAAACAATGCTAGTTCGCTCATTTTGCTTCTCCTTTAAGTTCTTTAATTTGACGATTCATATACCACTGGGCTTTTTCTAAATCTTGAATCGTGTCTTGTTTCTTTCCTGCACGGGATGTGTATTTAATTACATTTCCTTTTAAGTACCCAATAAATTCTTCGGGTGTTAGTTTTGCTCTGATGTAATCAATAGTCTCAATCCCACCTACTGTGTAGTGTGCAGGGTTATTAACTGGGTCATCTAGCAACCTTACCTTAACCTTTTTAGGTTTTATTTCTACGTGAACTGGGGCATCAATAATACCTACTAAGTCCCGTGCCTCTACAGCGGGTTCCCAACCATTCATTTGCTTCTCCTTACCATTAGTGTGTATTCACTGTCCACATT